ATAAGGATGGCAATTCATTGATGACCACCATGGGATTGACGGGTGTAACATTATTGCCAGGCCCATTCCATTGTGTGGCCGATGGTAATTACATTTCATCCATCACCTTGACATCGGGTTCAATCGTTCTTTACAACGAATAAATGTTTGTTGGATTAGCGATTGGGGTAACACCATTCACCCAAGCGGGTGGGGCGGTATTGGCGTTGGAATACACCAACCGAGTAACTGCGGATGGTGGTTACTATGAAGGCGTTGATTGTATGATTTACAAATTGGATGATTTAGATTCACAACAATGAGTACACTATTAGAACAAGCAAGTTTGGTAATGATACCAAGCGGATACAAAGAGGATGTTGTATATTCTCAAATTCCCACAAGTGGTGCAGGAGACCTATCTTTCACCCGTGCATCCAACGGAACCCGTGTAAATAGTGCGGGATTGGTTGAGGTTTGCCCGTGGAATTTGGCGCAGTATAGTGAACAATTTGATAATGGTGTTTGGAGTAAATACCAAAGTACCGTCACGGCAAATACCACAACCGCCCCAAATGGAACTTTAACTGCAGATTCTTTGATTGAGAATTTCGCAACCGACATTCATATAACTTTTCAAATTGTAACAATTAGTGCAGGGGTTACAACAATTTCAGTTTACGCCAAAGCCAATACAAGGAATCATATTGTTTTATATTCTTACGACAATATAAGTCAATTTTATTTTAGTAATGTTTTTGATTTGTCAAATGGAACTACAACGGGGGCAAATCAAAGTATTCAGAATGTTGGCAATGGTTGGTATCGTTGCATTTTTACATTTACAACCACAGTAAGTGGCCCACATTATACTTATGTTGCATTAAGTAATGGAACAAATATAAATTACGCAGGTAACGGCACATCGGGCGTTTACATTTGGGGCGCACAATTAAACATCGGAAGCACCGCCAAACCCTATTTCCCCACTACCGACCGCTTAAATGTACCACGCCTAACCTACCAAAATGGCGGGGGCGGGTGTCCGAGTTTGTTGTTGGAAAAGCAGTCGACGAATATTGTAACTTATTCAGAGCAGTTTGACAATGCGGCTTGGACGAAAGGCGGTTCTAATTCAGTTACTGCAAATGCAATAATTTCACCCGACGGAACACAAAACGCGGATTTTTTAGTTTCAACCGCAACCAATACCGCGGCAAAATACGCCTATCAAGTTACGGCATCAACAGCAACGCCAACCGCAACAATATACGCAAAAGCGGGTGCAGTCACCGAAATGATGTTTTATTGTCAAGGTGGTAATGGCATATATTTTAATTTAACAAATGGGGCGTTTATTGGTTATTATGGCAGTGGTTCGTCTACAATTACAAGTTATTCAAGTGTCGCAGTCGGCAACGGCTGGTATAGGTATTCTTTGACTTTCAATACAAGTGTGACAAGTATTGAAGTTTATATGTCTGTAAGTGCTAATATTAGCCCAAACATTGCAAATGGCGATGGGCTTTATATTTGGGGCGCACAATTGGAAGCGTCATCATACCCCACATCCTACATCCCAACAACCTCATCAAGTGCAACAAGGGTGGCGGATGCTTGTTTTAAGACGGGAATTAGTTCGTTGATTGGGCAGACGAGCGGAAGTGTGTTTTTTGATTTTACCGTTGATAGCGTAACGCAACCAGGCGACCCCGTTTTATGGTATATGAAAGACGGCGGTGCGGGTGAGCGTTATGTTGAATTATATTCAAATGGAAATTTGGTATATGCAGAAATTGACGGGAGTGGACCGATTGCAACAATTACAAAATCCTCATTAACTGTTGGTCGTCATAAATGTGCGATTGCATATGCAACAAACGATTTTGTTTTCTATGTTGACGGGGTGCAAATCGGAACGGACACAAGTGGAACACCGAACGGATTTAGCACATTTGGTTTGCAGTATTATTTAAGTGTTTACACGGGTCAACAAAAAGTAAACCAAGCGGCAATTTTCAAAACCCGCCTAACAAACGCCGAACTTGCATCACTAACCACAATTTAACACAATGAAAAGTTTCAGAAAATACGAGTTCACTCCTACCGAATGGGCAACACTCCAAAAAGACATACAACAAACCATAATCACCCCAAGCGGGGAAACCGTGACAAGTTGGAAAGATTGCGCAGTTGTTGAAATTGGGTTTATTTGTTTAGAATGGGGGCAAGTTGATGACAAACCCGTATGCGTTAAGCAGTCCGACAAGTGGGCGGTAGATATTCTATTCTATGCAGAAGTACCCGTGGAGTTTGAGCCGTATGAGGTATGGCCAGACCCAATGGGGATTCATACTTTTAGTGGGGATGATTCTTTGTATTTGAGTGGGTATTGTGCCAAGTTTCCCGATTCACCATATTGTGTAATTCCCGATCCCGTAATCTAATGACCGCCCCGAAAAATGCTTTGCCCGTCAATTTTGACCAATTTCGTAAGAACCCAGTTGCTGCCGTTGCTTTTTGTATGCTGTTGGCTGTGGGGTATCTTTATATTGATTTGCGTTCGGGGTACAAAGAACAGATTGAAAAAGCCAATGCAAAGATTGAGGCGTTGGATGTCAAGATTGACAAATTGAGTTACGCCCTTAAAAAGTCGGATTCGTGTTTGGCAAGTGCCATGACCGAGATCCGTATAATGCAAACGATGAAAAAACTATGAAAAACGCATTGATTGTTTTCACGGCCCTATTCATTACGGGATATTTGTTCACAAGCGTAAACGCAAAACAAAGCCCTACAATTGACGAAATTGATGCGTTGCTAACCAAGGTATCAAAAAACATTGAAAGTGCGGGAGAATGCACGAAAATGGCTCAAACGATGAATGCAAAGATGGTTGAATCAAAGGTTGCAGAAAAGGAAGCGTTAAAAAAGGAAGTGGCCCAGGCGGAAGCCAAGGCGGAAAAGTATGCAAACACCATGATTTTTATGGGCATTGATACAGCGGACATAGACACGGCATCCATTTCAAACATGATTAAATTAAACGGGTTGTAATGGCAAAGGTTTCCAACACATCAACATTTCGTGCCAAGCCCAAACGCAAATTGGGAAGGCATACGAAGTCAGTTAACAAACACAAATCATCCAAACCATATAAAGGCCAAGGCAAATGAAAAAGATATTCGAGATTTTCAAAGGCGATAAAGGCGAATTGAGTTCCAAGCGGTTCGTGGGAATCATTGGGGCGTTCGTACTATTCGGAACGATGGCACACAATTCCATGTCACCACAAGATATTGCACCATCCAAAGAATTGGTGGAGGCGGTGGAATGGATCGTGATAATGTCATTGGGTTTTACATCAATTGATAAATTCAGCAAACAAAATGAAAATTAAACAAGTACCATTTCGGGCATACAATCGCGAAGCGGTTAAAAAGACCCAGGTGTATTTACACCACACGGCGGGAAACGGAAGCGGTGAACAAACCTTTGCCTATTGGGAAAAGGTTGCCAACAAGGTTGCCACTTGTGTTGCCATCTCAACGGACGGCACAATCGTACAAGGGTTTGGCAGTGAGTATTGGGCGTACCATTTAGGGCTTGGCACAAAACATTTCATGGGGCATGGTTGCCCATACCTTCCGTTGGATAGAACATCCATTGGTATTGAGGTTTGCAACTGGGGTCCGTTGACCAAGAAAGGCACAAAGTTTTACAATTATGTGGGTGGTGAAATACCGAAAGAAGAAGTAACCGAATTGGAAAAACCATACAAGGGATACAAGTTGTGGCATTCGTACACGGATGAACAAATCGCATCCATCAAAGACCTTTTGATCCTATGGTCAACCAAATACGGCATCCCATTGGAATACAATGAGGACATTTGGGCAGTAACCAAACGAGCATTGAAGAATGAACCAGGAGTTTACACACACAATTCAGTTCGCCCAGACAAGGCGGATGTGTACCCATGCCCCAAATTGATTGCCATGTTGCAGTCACTCACAAAAGATTAAGGCCATTCACAAAGAAAAGGGATTAATTTCCCTTTCTTTTTTCATCAAATGTTTTGGAATTTGAAATTTCAAATGTATATTCGTGGAACAATATGACAAACGACATGGATTTAATCTACCTAATCATTTTAACGCCCATCACCATTGCGGTGATGTATGCGTGGCATTGTATCAAACGCAATTCCAAGCGTTTCCAAAACATCGAGGAATCCAAGCCCTACCAATTTGAACGCGATGAAATCATCCCCGAATTTGATGAGTTCACTCAAATGTTGTACCAACGCAGAATGTACAAAGGGAGGGCCGACAAATGAAAATCCTTTACCCATTAAACTTTTTGTTCGCTGATGAAATGGAACAAGTGGTTGGAGTAATCCAAAAAAGCGAATACATGAGCCAATCAATCAAGGTTGTGGAAAAGCGTTATTTCAAATCCCCAGGTACGGACATTGATAGCGGTGCAATGGTTTTGGAAATTTCCGAAATTGGATTGCTTTATCACCTTGGGGTGGCGGTTGGCCTTAGCAAGATACCATTTTAATTTTATGACAACATACGAAGCATTAAACGAAGTATTCAGCAAATCAAACAAAGAGTTATCCGAGTTATTGCAAACCAATTATTACACAGTTACAACCTGGAAATTTCAATTCAAGCGTAACGGGTTATCAATGGAAAAGCAATTTGAGATTCTACAAAAACTAAATTACAACCTAACAAATCAAATATCATGGAACAAAACAAAAGAAGTGCGGTAACCAATGTAACCGCCAACGGAACTTACAACGGCCAGTATGGTATGTTGTACAAATTTCAAATTTCATTCGCCAACGGAGATGTGGCCGAGTACAACGCCAAAACCCAAAACCAAACCAAGTTTGTGGTGGGCCAGGAGGTGGACTATGTGTTAACGGATCGGGAATACCAAGGCACAATTTATTACAAGTGTAAACCCGCCGAGGTTCAACAAAACGCATTTCAAGCATCAAAACCAAAAGATCCCGACACGGGCAAACACATCATGCGTATGAGCGTGTTAAAAGTTGCGGGGGATTTAGCCATCAATGGCGACATCAAGTTGCACGAAGTATTGGCATACGCCCAAATCTTTGAACAATATGTTTTGACTGGTTCGGATACATTGAGCCAATTGAAACCCACATCAAAGTTTGAAAGTGACGATTTACCTTTTTAACAAATAGATATGACACAACAACAATTATTTGGCCAATTCACAGAGGAGGAGTTGGCCACATTGAAACAAGCATCGGAGATTTTGAACCGATTGTTTCAAGGACACAAACCCAAACAAACCCGTGGTTGGAGGGTTCGCCAATCAACCCGTGATTTCATGGAAGATGTACAAAGATTTTATGGAAAAGAATGGGTGTATCGTTACGATGAAGAATTCATCAAGATCCAGGCAAGGCATCAAGTAACCGAGTTATCAAATTGGTTGAAGATGTACGAAAAGGGTGGTTTTATTGATGTGGTTCGCGTTCAAAACACAAACCGAAACATCGTTAAATTTAGATTCGTATGAAACACATGATTGAAACATTGAGCGATACAATGTTGGAAGTTGGGGGCGGTAATTATTGCCCCCTTCAATTCCACATCGAGTTAAAAGAATTGGCCGACACCATCAAGAATTTTCAAGACCAAATCAAACCATTGGCATTGAACGAAGCATCCAAATGGAATGGGCAAGTTTACATGGGTTATGAGATTACACGGAAAGCGGGTGCGGGGCGTTATTCATACGACCACATCCCCCAGGTGGTGGAACTCAAAAACGCACTCAAAGAACGCGAGAAACTGCACCAAATGGCGTACAAGAACATGAACAAAGGATTGTTCCTAAACGAGCAAACGGGCGAGGTGTACGAACCCGCACAATATGTTTCCAACGAAGATTCAATTTTAATCAAAGCCGTAAAATGAAAAATATCCTAATCGTATTTACTACAATCGTTTTGGGATTGGCTTATGGATGGTGCATTGTGCATTATCCAATCATGGCCCAAATTATCGCGGGTGGAATGGGGTTAGGATTTTTATTCGTGGCGATGATAGCGGTGTACCAAGTTAAAAAGGAAGGGGGCAATGATGCCCCCCAATCCAATTGATATGACAAATAACAAAAAGGACTTTGCAAATATAGTTGTTTTTTGTATATTCGTGTTAGTAACGGAATGTGAGAGATTCCAAAGTTACAAAGATATTTACCCCATTGGGCTGGTTGCACTCTCACTGCACCATCTTGATGGGGTTTTTTTATGAAATGAACGAAAATGAAGAATTAGGAATGTTTGTGTTTTTCCCGACCAAGTTGTTGGAGAAACTCACACCACGCCAAGCGGTTATCATGGGAATGATTATCGGGATGGCAAAGAAAAGCGGTTACGCATACCCATCCAACCGAACGATGGCAAATATTTTGAACATGACCACAATCACAGTTCAACGCGAATTGGCATTGTTGGAAGCCCAGGGGATGATTCATCGAGAATTAATACGCAATGAACGGATGGAGGTCATAACAAGACGGATATACCCTCATATCAATTTGAATGGGGAGGTCATATCAAATAAGGAAGGAGGGGTCATATCAAATTTGATACCACCCTCCCCCCAAATCTGCAATAGTAATATAGATAGTATTAAAGATATAAGTAATAAAGAAATAAAGGATAGTATTGTACACGGCTTTTCATTTGATTCTTTTTGGAGTTTATACCAAAAGAAAGGAAACAAAACACTTGCTTCCCGCGGATTCAAAAAACTACGCAAAGATGAAATCGAGTTGTTGCTTACGCACATTCCAAAATACATTGAGGCCCACCGCAAGGCCGAAAAAATGGAATACCTACCACATTTTTCAACATACATTAACCAAAAACGATGGAACGATGAACTACCTTATCAACAGAGTGTGGAAAATAAGGGAAGTTGGTTGGATCAATTTAGATAATATATTTACACCATGACAAATAAACAATGGGTTT